CTTCCATCTATAGTGTATTCTTGTTTGCGGATGCGCCAGTCTCGCAGTTCCACCTCATCCCAGTCAACCATGTAGAGGTCATATATGAAGTATTCAGTGTCATTGAGAAGCACTACATAGATTAACCGTTCATCTGGTTGTGTGTCTGATTTGAGACGCTTGAGTTTCCTTACAGTGAGTGGAAATGAGTCATACTTGGACATGTCTTGGTTGCGTGACTTTATTTCAACATTGAAGTGTCTGTCAAGTTTCCCATCCTTAGAGGCTGTGAACCTCATGTCTGACGGTGAGAACTCTGGCATTGGAGTGAAGGTTGTGTTCCAGTCACACCAGAGTGTCTCCATTATATCCTTTGTTATGTTGTAGTCCTTCTCTTCTTGCATCCTTATTCTTTCTGTATCCCTCTTACCTCTGCCCATCAGCAATGCTGTCTTGGAGCATTATTGTGGGTGTTGGCTTGGTGTCATTAATCTTGCTGTAGCGGTCACATGTTGACACCAGCATCGCCATTGTGAATATCACCATAAGTGTCACCGCTGCGTCTGCTATCAGTCTGTGTCTTCTGTTCATAAATCTAAAGTGGAATTGATTATTATATCAATAAATAGTGCGATTTTCAGAAATTGATGTGTTAACCTCATGGAAGGTGTTTTTTGCAACCCTCACCAGTAAAGGTCTCACCGCAAATTCAAAAAAATTCTTATATCTTAATAACTGTTAAATAAATAGATAACTTACTGTGTTATAGGTAGATTGCAACAAAAAACTTGCAAAAATACTTGCACAATTGGTATCTTTATATTAACTTTGCGGTGAAAAATAATGAAGTGGAATTGATTATTTTTTTTGCGCTGCCAATATTTATTTAACAGACGATGGTGAAATAGTGTCTCGTCAACATGACAAGGTGGGGAGTCCCCCAATGATTCAAGTAACTTCCCACCTTTTCACCAATTTAAACAACATGGGGGATTGAAAATAATGGGGTAAATACTTGAATTATGCCCAGAGTTAAACTTACACAAGAACAAGAAGAGTTGATTGCGGTATTTCCACTTGCAATCACGAAATCAGACACATTTAAGAGACTGTCCAATGCACAGAAATTGGTATTGGCACAGATTGACCTTCAGGATGGCACAGACTTCTCTGAAGAGAATTGTTATTCCTTTGCCTCAAATAAGGACTTGATGGATAAAACTGGAATCTTAAGTGAACACACTGTCATTAACGCTGTCAAGACCCTTGTCAATGAAGGTCTCATTGAAACCAGAAGAGGTCGCAGAGACAAGAATGGCAGCATGGCTAGTGAGTATGTGCTGACCAACAAGTATTATGGACTGTGCGACAGAGAAAACCCACACAAAAAGTTATTGCAGTACATGGACTGCAATAAGAATAATCAAGGCTGCAATAAAGGCTGCAATAACAATACTGCAATAAATCCAACAGTTGAGGCTATGCAGCAGGAAATCAATGAGTTAAAGAAAATCATCAATGAACTGCAAAATCAGTTGCAAAAAAGTTATTGCAGTACAGAATCAGAATCAGATGTACATTCAGATACATGTATATCAGAAAATGTAAATAAAAAGAAAAAGTATAATAGTAACATTAACTGTAATACAGTACCTGTAGATAATACAGATGATGTATGTTTTAAAGAAAAAAAGAAAAATATAAAAAGAAAAAAAGAAATCTGCGAGTGTCACACTGACAGTGACGGTACGGTTGGTGATGAGAATAATTTTTCTAATTTTACAGACATGGAAGAGAACACAATTCAGAGACAGGGTGAACAAGGCAGTAACTCCAAGAGTTATTATGATGTTATCAATGCGGTGGTGAACAGGATTAACAAGGGACAGAGTTTCTCTGAGAATGGACTTAAAGATTACATCTTTGAACAGTTCATCAGCAAGGGAACAGTAACCCAGCAACAATGGGATTCTGATTTATTTCTTTTACAAAAGATGAAGGAGTCACATGGTGATGTGACTGAAGATACAGTCACTCCAACTGAGAAGAATGACAATGCAACTGAACACACAGTCACTCCATCCGTAAGCAAAACAGACAGACAGGACAAAATCAGTTCAACCTCATCTACTCCAAAATGGAGTTACGGAGATGTATACTGGCAAGTAAGGAAGAAGATTGAGATGGGTAAGGGATTCTCTGAACAGAAAGTCAGAGATTACGTCACTAAGCACTTCATCCTCACAGGGAAGGTGTCTCAGCGAGAGTTTGAATCTGATTTATTACAACTTCAAGGGTTAAAGGATTCTCAATGTGAAGCAGCCTCTGACACAGATACTCCAACTGAGAATGAAAATGAGTTGAACAACTTCAATGACATGAAGGAGTCTGGAACTCTGGGTGATGATAGTCACCCTTCATCTTGGCAGGGCGATAGCCCTAACCCTAACCTTTCCGCCGTATCCCTTCCCCATAATGATAATGGCTGTGTCACAGAGGATGACATTTTCAGTGCATTAACAAGTGAACCATTTGTCCCCTATGGAGTCACTGCTGAGGCATAATCAGAACAGAATAATTCATTAACCAATAAATTAGATAAGATATGAAGACAAAAGCAGTAACGTACAGTAACGAGAACTACATGCCACAGCCATTGGGATACAAATGGTGGTTCAATACCAACATGTTCTGGATTCAGAACAGGATGTCAGCATACAAGCCGCACTTGTTCATGGAACGTGCAGAAAGGTATATCAGCGAGGGTGAAGTAACCAGAGAACAGGTTCAGAGGGATTTTGACACCCTCAACTCTAAAAGAGAGGAATACAAGATGCCAGATGAGGCTCAGTGACTTGGCGTTCCACAATTACAAAACACTTAACCTTTGGCGGGATGGACTTTTTCAGTCCGTTCCGCTTTTTCTTGAAAAAACTTTTCAGAAACTGCATATTTATATAAAGTAACACAATGATATAATGGATAAGATACAAGAACAATGGAGACCTGTCTGTGGCTATGAGCCTTACTACATGGTGAGTGACTGTGGCAATGTGAAGTCACTGGACAGGATAGTGATGAACGGACTGAGAAGAAGGAAGGGTAAGGTTCTGACTCAGCAGACCAACAAGAACAATGGATATGCACAAGTGATGCTGATTGTGGACTGCAAGTATAAACTTCATTATGTCCACAGACTGGTTGCTGAGGCATTTGTGCCTAACCCAGACAACTATGAGTGCGTGACGCATTTAGACGGCAACTACAAGAACAATGCCGCCTCAAACCTCAGATGGTTCAATAAGTATAAAAACAGAAACAAGTGAGACATGGCAAAGAAAGCAAGTAAGTATAGTGGATACAGCCAACAGACTGAGCAGTTCATGGAGGCAGTTGAGAAGTTCATCAAGAAGAAATACGGCAAGATTGAGCCGCACTGGCAAGGACAGTTGGAGTTGCTAGCAACCAACTATGAACTGTTCCATCAAGCAAAGAAGGAAATCACAAACAGCGGCATGCTCATCACCAACAGGTTTGGTGCAATGGAGAAGAATCCCATGCTGAGAGTCATCACTGATGCCAACATCCAGTGCATCAAACTGATTTCAGAGTTTGGACTGTCACCAAAAGCTGCAAGCAAAATAAAGGATGATGATGAAGACACAGACATCATCAAGGGATTGTTGAATGGATGAACTGTCAAAATATAAGGTTTATGCTGAGGATGTGTTGTCTGGCAAGAAGGTAGCATGTGAGTATGTGAGGTTGGCTTGCCAGAGGTATCTGGACTACTTCCAAAGGGATGATGTGTATTTTGACTGCAAGGCTGCTGACAAGGTGGTGAACTTCATTTCAAAGTTGAGGCACTTCACTGGTTCACACAACGGCAATCCGTTCATCCTTGAGGACTGGCAGAAGTTCATAGTATATTCAATATATGGGTTCTACAGAAAGAGTGACAACCACAGGATGGTGAGGAACGCTTACATTGAGGTGGCAAGGAAGAACGGCAAGACAGCATTGGTTGCTGCACTGTGTCTGTATCATCTGATTGCTGACGGTGAGAGCAATGCACAGGTGATACTTTCAGCGACAAGTGCCAAGCAAGCCAAGATATGTTTTGACATGTGCAGCAACTTCATCAAGCCGCTGGACACAAAGTCAAAGTATTTCAAGAGGTATCGTGACACCATCAAATTTGACGCTACACTGAGTTCACTCCACATTGTCGCTGCTGACGCTTCAAGGCTGGATGGCTACAATGCGAGTATGTTTGTCTGTGATGAGTTGCATGAGTTCAAGGATGGTTCAGTGTTCAATGTATTGCAGTCATCACAAGGTATGCGAGAACAGCCTCTGGGCATATGCATCACAACCGCTGGGTTCAATCTGTCTTCATTCTGCTATGAAATGCGCTCAACAATGGTTGAACTGCTTCACGGCAAGAAAGAGGATGACTCGCAGTTTGCGGTGATATACACTCTGGACAAGGAAGATGACTATGAGGATGAGAAGAACTGGTGCAAGTCATCACCCAATCTTGGAGTGACGGTGAAGAGTGACTATCTGAGGCAGCAGTCACAGCAAGCCAAGAACAATCCAACACTTCTGACCTCATACCTCACCAAACTGCAGAACATATGGCTGTCATCATCTGAGCAGTGGATAAACGCTGACTATGTGATGAAGGCACAGGGCAAGTTTGAACTGTCTGATTTTAAAGACTGCTACTGCTACATGGGTGTTGACTTGGGTTCAACAAGTGACTTGACGGCTGTCAGTGTGATGATACCCTCTGACGGAAGGTTCTACTTCAGAAACTACTACTTCCTTCCATCTGAGCAACTGCAAGTCAATCCCAACAGAGAACTGTACAGACAGTGGCATCAGCAAGGGCATCTACATGTCACACAAGGCAATGTGTGTGACTATGATTACATTCTCAACAAGGTTATGGAGATAAACACACACATACCAATATACCAGATAGGATATGACCAATGGAACGCTTCACAGAGTGCCATTGACATGACTGAGGCTGGTTTGAACCTAGTTCCATACTCAATGAGCATTGGTTCACTCAACAGACCCACAAAGGAACTAGCACGTCTGATTCTGTCTGGGAAGGTCACAATGTATGATAATCCAATTGACAGATTCTGTTTCCAGAATGTTGTCATAAAGAGGGATTTCAACTCCAACGAGCGACCCACAAAGGAGTCATACAACAACAAAATTGACGGTGTGATGGCTATGATAATGGCACTGGGTGTTTACCTAACGGAGAATCATTATGATAATTCAATCACAGCGTTCACTTTTAACTGATATAAGATATTTATGGAAGAAACATATTTCTATGGGAAAACTTAAACGGATTTTGGGTCTGGAAAAGACTAAGGAAAAAGAAAAAAGGGAGTTCACATATGTGAGCAATGCCACTGGCGCACTGACATTTGGGTGTCTGTACAACAGTGCTTCAGCAATGAACATCAGTGCAGTGTTTGCCGCCACTAATCTGATTGCAAACACAATCGCCATGCTGCCATTGAAGGTGTTGGTGAACAGTGATGAAGGACAGAATGAGACAACCACACATCCTGTGGCACTCTGTTTTGACAGCAAGAAGAACATCATCAGCAAGTTCACGCTGTTGAAGTTGATTGTGCAGTCAGTGATACTGAGGGGTAACGGTTTTGTGTACATTGAGAGAAGCGGTGGTGTTGTGACTGGACTGAGGTATCTTGAAGCCTCAGATGTGATAATCTACTACCAGAAGGAAGATAACAGACTATACTACCAAGTACCTTTCATATCATCCAAGCACATCATGCCAAAAGACATGCTGCATTTCGTGCTTAACAGTTATGATGGTGTGAACGGTATCAGTCTTCTGTCATACGCTGCAAGGACACTGAAAATCACCAATGCGAGTGAGAACAGTGCAAAGAACTTCTTTGAGAACGGCATGAACGTGAACGGTCTGCTGAAGGTGACCACTCCAATAACGGCACAACAGAAGGAAGAAATCAGAAGTTCATGGAATCAAGCCTACAACGGTGAAGGTGGTGGACTTGCCATCATCAACGCAAACATGGAGTATCAGCAGTTGCAACTGTCACCAGAAGACTCACAGTTGCTGTCATCAAGACAGTTCAATGTCGCTGACATAGCACGATTTTTCAACATCAATCCATTGCTTCTAGGTGGAGAATCT